GCACGTCCAAAAACAGGCTCAGATGCCCAATTGGGTGTGTAGGTCTCATTGTAAGCGGTTATAAAAGCTTTAAAAAATACGCTAGTTTGACTTGCTTCATGTAAAAAAGAAATATATAATTTTTTAAGATTAGCCAGACCATCCGTGCCATCCGCGTAGAAAACATTGGCTCTTCTGCCAACTCTATTGACCTTATATTTATGCGCATCAAATATTTGATTATAGTAATCGTGCGCTGAAGGTCCTTTTGGTTTTTCGTCTGCCATTTATTTATGATCTCCCTGATATTGCTGAGGTCGTGCGCTTGTTTTGAATTTTTTGTACAACTCTTCCAATTTTTTCGTCGCCAATTCTGACATCAATAACCGCATTCTCCGGGCCACTACTAATATAGGTGTTATTAGAGGAATTTTGCGCAATATTTGTGTTTGCGGCCGTTGGGGCTGCGGTTCTTTGAAAAGCGGCCTCGCTCAAACCTGCCGATGTTTGAATTGATTTATTCATCACATCATTATCGGCTGATGTCGTTTGTATTTTTAAAGTTTCGCCTATATCTTTCATTGTGCTGCCAAGTGCGAACGCGTTTGATATAGGCACATCAGCTATGGCCGCGGCTATTTTCTGAATGTTATCTGCAGCAGCTGGATCAGTAAGTGCCGTGAAGAATGTTACCACACCGCCCATAATCGAACTAAAAATACCGCCGATTTTTTCTAGCATTGATTTAAAGGAATTAAATGGAACCATCAGGGCATCAATTGATTTAACCAACAAGCCATCGGTAAACATGTCAAAGAAGCTTGGTGAGTTTTTCTCTGCAAAGGCTCCCATAAGCGCTTTTACACCCCGAGCAACATAACCAAGAATAAAAGCAAACATTTTTAACAACGGAATGATTCCAAAACGCACGAATACAGTTCCAAATTTTATAACATATTCCACCAAAGTAGAAAGTATCGGTATCAGGCTATCTGTGCTCGCTCCAAGACCATCCATTGGACCCATTGCGTCTAGAAATATTTGTTTAACTTCTTTGAAACCATCTATAAGGGGCTGTACTCCTTTTTTCAAACCGTCAAAATATATCGTCAAAAGTGAAACCTTGTCAGTTCCCAATTTAATTGTATCAGCAAGAGATATGAGACCGACTATTATGCCCGGTAAACCACCGAAAGCTAACAAAAATACAGAGCCAAGCAGCTTAAGTGCAGTAGCATTATCTGATAAAAAGGTTAATAGATGCCTAAATCCGTCAATCAGTGGTGTGAGTATTGGTATCATTTGTTGGAACACTGCGTTTAATTGTTCTTGAAACGATGCTACCTTTTTTGCTTTTTCAGCTTGCTCTTCAAAGTCTCTGGATGTCATTTTTGTTTCATCAGAGACAGATTCCAAATTACCACTCAGCATCAATGCCAAATCTCCGACGCTTTCCAGTCCGAGTGCATCTTTATAAAAATTCTTTTGATAGTATGACATCGTATCAAAAGACTCACCCGAATCTAGAATCGCATCACGTATCATTTCAAATCTTGCAGTGGGATCGGTCTCCATCATGAGATCCATAGCGTTAACAAAATTACCGCCCAGTGCAGCGTTTAATTTACCGGCCTGCCTAGCAGCACCTTCGAACGTGTCAAATCTGTTCACAAGGTTTAGTATCTTGTTAACCTCCATACCAGTAACCTTGGCTGCAGCTGCCAAATCTCTAAAAGCTTCGTCGCCGTTAGAGCCTAATTTCTGCAGACTATCACTAGCTTCTAAAAATTGTTGGGACATCCTCTCCGGCGAGACACCAAGCTCCTCAGCAAAGCCGCTCAGATCTAGCATCGCTTGGCCGGCTTCGTCAGCACTCATGCCAAGACCCTTTGTGGCAACTTGGATGCCCTGTGCGAAACTTTGGTTGGCTACTCCAAGTTTCTCTAAGACTGCGCCCGTTTCAATTAATGTATCTCTAGTTTCTTTGCCTTGAAAAGTGAAGTCTGAAAATGTATTGAACAGCGATGTTGCAGAACCGACCATATCCTCCGCTGTGGCGGCGAATTTACGGCCTTCCGCGTATGTATCCGTAATAGAGCGTGCGAAGTCTTCATTGGCGCCTGTGGCCTTCATAAAGGCATTTTCTGCATTACCCAAATCAACTGCTAAGTGTGCCATGGCAGTTGCAAATTCCATCGCCATCTGGGGGCCGGCTTTTTTGAGAAGACCTTCGATGTTACCATCCAGCATTTTAAACTTTTTGATAACACCAGCCATATTATCGGCATTTAAAATATTCTTAATATCAGGTGCCGTGCCAGAAAGTAAAGAACTCATGCTACCAGCGAGGTCGTCCATCGCTTGTTTCTGCTCTTGAAGTCTTTTCTTAAATTCTTCGTCTTCTTTGGCTTTCTTCTTGTTTTCTTGTTCTCTTTCTTGTCTTTGTCTTCTCAGAGCTGCTATATTTTCTTCAATAGCTTCTGTGTTACCTTCTTCAGCTTGCATTAGCCTCTGTAACTTTTCAATTTGTACATCGATGAGTTCGTTTTTTATGCGATTCACTTCGTTTTCATCGGTGACTGTTGCAAGTTCTTTTTCTAGTATTCTCTCTTGGGCGTCAAGGGCACGCGTTAAACGTTCACGAGCAGCTGTCTCTTGGTTAATTTTGTCTTGGATTGCCAGATCAGACGCTTCTTTCTGAGCTTGTACAACTTTTAGTTGTGCATCACTTAATTGTTCTAGTTTTTCACTAAGACTATCAACCGCCCCACCTTGGGCTGCCATGGCATCTATTAGTTGTTGTAATTGTTCAGGAGTCACTAATTCTACCTCTTACTAAACTAAATAGTTTTATACTAAAAAAGCAAGATATGCTTATTTTTGATCTCCGAACGCTGTAAATTGAGGCGGCATACTCGGCGCGTTGTCAGCGGTCAATGTATGAGTCGACGAGTTGCGAGAGCCTCCTTTGCTTCTGGAGGCTTCCTCAATTGCTTGTTTTTCCATTTCTAGTTGTTTTAGCAAGCGCTTAGTGAACCACGTGCGCAGACCAATTGGTAAATTATATGCTTCGCTGAATGACCAGCCACCTGAATATTTCAAAAAGAAAAACTGCTCATACACGCTTTCCATGTATTCATCGGTCAGGCCAAAAAAAGTCCGCGTTAAGCGGGACCTCCATGTCCTGCTCATGACCACACTCGCCGCACTCAAAATGCTGGGTCATATCAATGTTTGGTGCAGTGGACTTATAGGCCAATCTCAAGTGTCGGGAATCGGATGACGGCATATTCTCAATAAGATACCTAATAGCATCTATTCCAGTGTCACCGTTAACTGCTACAATCAATGAAGCTAGTTGACGCGTGACAGCGTGTTCTTGGCGCTGTTTCTTATCAGCTTCTGCGCCTCGAATAAGTCTTTTTTCGTCAGTACCTGTTAAAAGTTTAAAAGTAACTATAACATTAGTCCTAGGGAGTGTAACTTCAAAAGTTCCATTTTGCATATCAGTAACTGCCATTGTATTATCTAAGTCGCCAGTATACACCTTGGCATCATTTAAATCAAAAGAATATTCTTGATTTGTGCCACAGGCAGGACATGTCACTTTAGTGCTGTAGTCGTTTCCATAGCCTGAAACACGTGTAGCGACAATGATAGCGTTTCTGTCACCTATGTATAACGAATCTGGGTCAATTGCCTTATTCATTATTAAACTGGAAATAACTCGGTCAATGGCAACACCTTTTTTGAGCAAAGTGCGCGATGTGAGCATATCCTCTTCTTTAGCAGTCATCTGCTTAATTTCAATTGCGGACTCTCCATGTAATGGATGTCCCGGCGGATAATATTTGCCGCCTGACGGTAATTCTACAAACTCTGTTGGAATTACAAATGAGAAACCTCCCGTGTCCTCGGCCATGGCCTGAACTGGCGGGGAAGTATCTTGTTGTTGAACGCCTCCTAAGCGATCTTGGTTTCTAGACAATGTACACCTCTCGTTTTATTAAATTGTCATCATGTATTAAAGAAGCTAGTGCCACCACCTGCTACTGCGACTGAAGGATTGGCGGTTTCAACGCGCGCCCAGTCATACATAAGCTCAACGGTAGTAGTGGTAAGCTCATCATCACCATACGAAAGCTGACCCAACTGAACATCTTTAACAAATGCGTTCCAAAGCGTCCAAGTTTCAAGGGGTTTTCCGTCAGAGTCAATCTGGGTGATAATAACAGTGCCAAGTGCACCAGCAGCCTTAGCCTTAGAAATAGAACCAAGAGAAGTTGCGTTGGCGGGTGGAGCATAGCCAGATAATCTTAAGATATCGGAGAACGTTGCAGTAACATCTGGACTAACAGGGTCAACCATTTCTACGGAAACAGTGTTCCACGTAACAGCACCCGGATAGTAGAACTTGTGGTTCAAATATGCGTGCTCTACATTCTCAACAGTAAAGCTTGGCTTTGCTGCCGTCTTGGCGTACCATGCGATGGCGCCCCCTTGCTCAGCTTGAATCCCTTGGAATTCTACTGTAAATCTGAAATTTCTTTTTGGATCTTTGAGGGTTACGTCCTCTCCGAAGTTTGTTGACCAAAATGGCATTGTTTAAGTTCTCCTGTTTATAACAATAAATAGTGGGGGAAATTATTTTCCCCCTATGTTTTAATCATCAAATGATGCGCCAGTGTTGAGAATCACGAAGTCAATTGCGATGAATTCGATAGCTCTTGCTGGTTTAATCATAATCTTAGCGTACATAATGTTTTGATCAATTAGATCAGGCGTCGTAGTTGACTCATCAAGGATTAGACGATAATCCGTGATACCAAATCTTGTCTTAACATTAGAAAGGAATGGTTCTACAAGTCCCTTGAAGCGGTTCCATGTAGCCTGTACATTTTGCTCAAACAGAATTTGAGTAGACAGGATAGAAATTTGCTTCTTGAGATAGATAACCAGACGACGCACATTGATTCTATCAAGTGCAGACTGGCGCTCCTGAAGTGTCTTCTGGCCGAACAGAACAATACCGGAACTTGGGAAAGAAGCAATCGGGTTAATGTTGTACTCGTACAGAGTGTCACGGTTCTTAGAAGTAAGCCTTTCACTTACATTAACAATTGGAATACCGGCTGCACCTTCGGAAAGTCCACCGCGGTTGAAGCCCGCGGGAGCAAACCAGACATCGGTCTTCGCCTCAGAACTTCCAAGGACACCGAGAATAGCGACACTTGGCGGAATCCAAACAAGTTGTCCGGTTCCCTCGTCGCGTGTCTGTACCCAAGGATAGAAAGTTGCGCCGTAGGACGAATCAATTCTTCTATCTCTGAGACCAAGAGCAGCCTGATCAGGATTAGTGCCGATTCTGCTGGATACGTCAGAGTAGTATTGCTCATGTGGCGGAATGTAAACGTTTTTAAGGTCGATAAGGGCCATTGAGTCAGCGCGTTCTTCACAAACATCAATCATGCGCTCTGTTAACGTTTCTTGCGTTAGACCCGGAGCTGTTAACAAGTTCATGTCAAACATTTCAGGATCCGAAACAGTATCAATTGCTCGCCTGTAAGTGTGGAAGACATAGTTATTATCTTCGTTAGAAGTTGCTGACATGAAGCCGTTATAAAGCGGATCTGGCCTTGTGATGTCAAATCCATCAGAGCCGCCCCAGAAAGGAGCAGTGAATCTATTATAGCCTGCATCAAGGACATCAGTATAGGAGGCACTAGCAACTGCCGATCCTGCCTTACGCGAACCGGACTGGTAGTAGTAAGCAGAGCCAGATGCTCGGATATCATCTAACGAGAAGATATACGACCATGAATTAACACCTTTAACTGTGAACAAGCCGCTAGTTGGATCATCAGCGTAGTTAGCATACGGAAGTCTATGGAAATCGCACACACTTGCATCAGGTCGCGTTGAATCTGGCCCGCGTGTACTGCTGAATCCAAAGTATGCGTTTGTGGGGTCTCTCAGGCCGCCATCAGAAGCCGAAACTCTGATAGAGGAACTTGGGAAGATTAAACTTCCGGTCAGACCGATAGTCTGTGTTGCATCGGCGCCGGCTGCTTCAAATGGCAGAATAGAGGCTGACAATAAAACGGATGGGTTTTGTGTCACACCATTTCTATCACCATTGACAAACTGGCGGCAACCAAGAACGAAACTTGAGGTGATTTGGGCAATTCCCGAACCAACTGCATTGGTGACGTTTGCTGGCTTTGGAGGGCCATAGTATCCAAAAGGAACAAGCGTTGAATCGGTTGCACCAGCTTCAACATCGCCGTCAATCTCAACGTAAACATACTTAGAATTATTTGGATAGTCGCCGTAGGTTTTAAGAAGCTTGTTGGTAGAATCCCACTTAGCATATTGAGTACCAATTTTTCGACCAATATAGCTGGGAGCCTTGGGGTCTAAGCTACAGTTGTCAAATCTCTCCAAAACAACAACTTTGTTATCGGTATCATGAATCTGCCTAATAACAACCGAGAAAGAACCATATGGGTCAGCGTTTGTTGAAGACTGGCGAATTTTCTCAATTGACACCTTAGTGTTCTTGTGTAGCCATTCACCATGGCCGCGGCCGACCAAACGGAAAAGCTTTTGAGCGTTTTGTGGCTCATAAGAACCTGCAGCTCCCTGATCCTGACCAATAAACCAGCCAGCGACACCCTCGCGAGATGCCTGCGCCTTCATATTAGCGGGTTGATAATCGTTATCAAGAATACCCTCGGCACCAAGCGGCAATAATACACCAAAAGTGTTAGTCAGAGAATGTAAGCCGCTGCGGCGGAGAGCCTGTTCGTAAGACTCTCCAAGCCAATAGTCCTTCCTCGCAGTAGCGGGGTAAAATGAAGTCGCATTGTCACTAGCAACTTGTGGATTAGTATTAAATCTCTTACGGAGGAATGTTTCTTGTGTGTCGTCAAAGCCGAACGTAATTGTTTCTTGCGGTAAGTTACCTGAAACAACAATGTTAAAAAGGCCATTCGTGTCAGATTCAACAACGACTCCGGTTCCTTGGGCACCAAGATCGGTCGCGGCTGCACCGCCGACCTGTGCGATGTTCCCCGATAAGAAAATCTTACCTTTGTTAAGATAGAAAGTTGCCGCATGGGTACCTTCTCCGATATCTTGTACTGCACCTGAGCGGAACAGGAACAAACCAAATGCACCGCCATTTGTGGCAGCGCTTGTTGTTGGTTTTCCTGAAGTTGCCCAACCAGCGGCTGCGGAGCCTCCTACTGATTTACCGGTGTCGGTTTGCTGGCCCAAAAGACGAATGAATGTCAGAGGGGCAACATTCGAACGAAGGAAAGCTTTAGCAGCGTAAGTTCCATACATGGGAGCTTGGTAGTTACCATCACGGTAAACATCACCACCTCCTGAACCCGCAACGGTGTCTCCGAATTCTGTTACAAATTGTGAATATGAATCTACTTTGACCGGGGTCATCGCGAGTCCACGGCGTGAACGTCCAATTACGACCGGCCCAATGGCGTCTGCACTCTTGGGGATAAAGGAATTATCAATTTCATTGATAAAGACTCCCGGAGATACAAATTTAAAACTTTTTACTGACATTATGTGTCCCTCTCTTTGGTTTAATGTACTTTATGCTTGCGCAATCAAAGATAAATAGTATTTTTAATCTCAAAGACACTTCAGGAAGTGTTTTAGCTACCAAAAAAGTCTTCTGTGCCCGGAAGAGGGGTGTGCTCACGTGGGAATGTAACTTCAACTATGTTCTCATCAACACGTATAATAGGTCTATCGTCATTTTCGCCTTCACCCATTAGATAACCCAAAACCCTTATATTGATTTCAGAAGTAAACATTCTCATTTCCTCTTGCAAATTAGACACATTATTACTATGTGTAAAGGACTGATCAATAAAAGCTTCGTATGAGTGACCGTTTCGTTTCATACTAAAAGCATTGATTTGGCCTGTTCTTGTGATAAATGGCGCCATCATTTCATTCATCTGCTGTTGGTACTCACACTTTATCACAATTTTATAATCTATGTTAACATATACTGGAATTGGAATTGAAAGGGTTTGGATTACTATTTTTTTATTAATTCGTGGCGAATATAATTGATTTTCGCCAGTTGTGTCGTTTCTTACCGCCTTAACAACTGCAAAATTGCGTGTTTTGTCTTGTTTGATTTTTTTAGCTAGAATCATTCTACCAGTTCTGCCATTTCCATTTGTAGAATAAAGATGTGCTTGATAAGAACCTTTTCTTTCGGGGTCTTTAGTAATATTAGTTCTTTCAACACTTATAAGTGGTAATTTAATAGCACCAGCATCGTCTCTCAGTTCTTTTTCATTTTTAATTTGAAATGATCTCTCTGGTGTTTGCCACAAAACCGGTACTTTCACGAATCCTTCGTTAGTTGTGGCACTTAAAGATAATTCCTCTTTCATCCAAGACATTATAGCATAGTCAATATTCTCAATGTCAGAAGCAAGCATCCCAACTTCTTTTAATGACAAGTTTTTGGTGTCCATCGGTATCTGTGCAAAATCAAAATTATCAGGAAGCATCAAATAAACCCTTTCTTGCTCTCTTACAGCGTGCTGCAATCTCAAATTCACGGCCTGCTTGGCCAAAAAGCAGCTTTGGTTCTGCCAAACTAACTATTTCATAGTAATAATCGCCGTACAAAATGAAATCTCCTTCTCTTACATAGAGATCTTGGTCTTCTTCAAGCCGACGTTTATGAAAATGTATCATAATTTCCCAAGATTTATCAATTCCGGCACTTTCCATGTAATCCGTCGAATAATCAGTGAACTCAACAAGTGCATAAATCCTAATTGGGGGTAAGTATGTCTTTTTAATAGCTTCGCCGTATAACTCATGAAATTGTGTAGCCCTTAAGTCAATTGGGTAATACAAAACTTGTTGACCAATGATTTTTTCAACCAATTCATCATTGATTTGTTTAACTAAATCTCGTTCTTTCTTTCCAAGAAATAACGGAGGAGGCGGAGCATCAGGCTTTGACCATTTGTTATCATCAGACATTTAAAATCTCCTACCCCACAAATATTGGCAACGGTGAACGTTTCAAAGTTTCCTCGGCTGCTGTTACCTTCTCTTGATCTTTCTTAGCTAACTCTGGATATTCAACTTCTTTGAGAATTTCCATTAATTTATCTTTAAGTTGTTGTTGTTCCTCTTTAGCTTGGGACAGTAATTCTGAGTGATTGAGAGTAACACTTTCACCCGGAATTGGTATCGTTGTAAACTTACCTCTAATTTGACCTAACATTTCCTTGCATAAAGCGAGAGAATATTTTCTGATCCACTGTTTACCTATTGCATTGATATTTTCATAAGGAATATTGTCAAATGGAAGCGTATTCAGGTTGTTAATGCCTTCAATTCCTGTGTCTGTATCGCCTTCTTCATCAAAAATACTTGTTTTAATCCTAAATTTGAACCAAACGCGGTCAAGATATCCGGCAAAATTATCATTGCCGCGCGGTTTAGGATACAATCTTAATTTATTGTTTATCAATTCGTATGAGTAATGTGAAACTCTAGTATACAATGAGTCCTCATACATAATTGCTTGCATTTTATTCTGCCATGTTGGAACAATTTCAAATGTGGTATCATCTGCATATTGACCATAAGTCTGGTAGTTGCCCACAACTCCTACGCCCCCGTAGTAGCCATAAAATCGCCACATTGCTATTGGCGAACGATAATATACTTTATCTATAATAATTCTTTTATCTGTAACTTTTCCTGCATAATCAATGGCGTCACCATTGTCATTGACTCCAGATGCGGATGAGCTAGATATAATTGTTTGCAAATCGTAGTCTTGTTGATTTTGAGTAGTCGTGAATGAGGCTGAGTAAATTGTAGTGGTGCCACCGACTCCCGCCATAGTGGACATACCATCTGCTATTCTGTTTACATAGTTCGCCTCAATTCGGGGAAATCTTAAACTTGCGCTAACAGGGCCAGATGTTATTTGCCCTAAATGGTTAAATGTGCCAGTTACATCTCCAAGTGCATCAGATATAACATTCTTCCCTTGGTGAAGATTGAAAATATATGAATACTCAAGAACAGCTTCTTCATAAGCAGCGTATACATTAGCCGGAGTAAGCTCAATATCAACAACATCGCCACCTAATTTTTTATATACGTAAGCTACTTGGTCTGACGCACCGCTTCGAAAAGCCGCTGAACCTGTATAAATACCAAAAGGTACAGCATCAGAAACTAACTCGGCTGAACCGGTTGATGTCAGTATAATTGCACTTGTTTGCGAATTTGGACTTAAATCTCTTGGCACGCACAGACCCTCCTATTAACTAAATAGTTAGACACAACCAAAGATAAAGACTTATGCAAGATAATTACGAAGTCTTCTTAGTTGCTTTAGTTTTTGCTGCTTTTTGGACTGGTGCTGCTTTTTTAGTAGCTGTTTTTTTAGCCGCAGGCTCTGAGTCTGTTTTTGCTTTCAAAGTTGGTGCTGCTTTAGGTTTTTCAGCCTTTGGAGCTTCAACTTTGGGTTGCTCAACAACGTCTTCAACAACTGGCGCTTCTTGCTCGGCCAATAGGGCTTCGCGGCGCTCCCTGTCTCTTTTCTTAAACAATAATCTTCTACGTGGGTTCATGATATATCCTCTCTGTTAAACCTGTAGTACTAAATAGTTGCAAAATAGCGAAACGAAAATCTGGAAAAATTGGCTCCGAAATTTTTTGGCCGATCTCCATTTTTAAAAAAAGAAACCCCCCACCAATTAAGGAGGGAGGTTATATAAGCTAAAGAAAATTACTTAGTCCAAACACCCTTGATGTATTCAACACGAGCGTCAACCACAGCGGCTGTGCCAGCTGCGATCATTAACGCAATTCTCATGTTGACATCTGGAATGCCATCAGGATCGGTAAAGGTATGAATTAACTCCATGTCACCTGTATCTTCAGTGCTGCTAACTTTGTTGGCATAAAATTTGATAGAGTCTACTCCATCCCAGTGTATACCATAAGTTACAACATCTTTATCAGCTTCGTATACTTGAGCAGAATCAAAAGCAGTAGAAATTGTACCACCTGTATTTTTGCAAGCCGCAAGAGTTACAGCGTCGGCATCGTGAGCAGCTTTTACAAAACCAATTCTATCGGTTCCAGCACCTGCTGCGGTCAAGTGAAAATCATTGACATCAGCGGCTCTTTCGGTAAGTCCGAAGAAAAACTCGGCAGCGTCGTGATCAGCAATATTGAATCTTGCTTTCACCCACCATGGCTTGCCAGATGCGCAAATAAAATGCGTACCAGCAGTTGACAACGAAGTTTGGTTACCCTCTGAATTACCACTGGTTAACTTAAATCCGCCATTTTTCAAGTTTACTGCATTAACCTCAGCAACAAGAGCTGCTGAATTATCTGTGTCGTGCTCCCAAATATGAGTATCTGTGCCAACATCAGCAAAAACTGCTTCATGCATGGCTTGGTGATTGTCTAAAACAACAACTCCCATTTTTTCTTGCATACCGGGAACAAATGGTGGCGCATCAAATGCTGTGTCACCATAATTCCATTTGAAGAGACCGATAAAATCGGTGCCATCAAAATTAATCTCTCTTTTTAAATTTTCTAAAAGAGCCTCTACTCGCCCAAGGCCCAATCTTTTACTTCCCATGTTTAAAACCCTCCATTTATAATCATGTCAAAAACATATGGTTGAGACTTCATTAGTCTCGCCATAATTAGTTTTGGCATAAAAGAAGACCCCCACCTTTTTCAAGGTGAGGGCTTTCTGTGTTGTGTTTATCGTGGTTTTTAACCAGATATATGCTAAAAGCTTATATATCAGGAAGCGCCAGATTCACCCAACAGTCCGCGACAAATCACGAGTCCGTACATATCTGGACGAACCATCTTCTTCGCATAACGAGTCATCACGCCCTTGCGAGGCACGAAGTCTTCTGGTCCGAAGATCGTAGGAGTGGTTTGCAGTGGCACGTATGGTGCGTACACGTATCCGCTTTCAAGGAAAGAGGAACCGCGACGGCCAACGAGGACCACGTTGCGGAGGAAGTAAGGATCAACGATAACGTCGAACTTCTTGCTCAGCGAACCGACATTCACTGCACCGATGGAACCAGTCTCATCGTCAGCGGTGACGGAAGCACGGAATCCAGCGGTGAACTCAAGGATGTTGGCAACTTCAGGTCCGCAGACGACAAAGTTAGCACCACCACGCAGAGTCTTGCGATGAATTTGTGCAGACACATCGTTGATTGTCTCAACAAGGGTCTCGTACCACTCGGATACAGTACCGGTGAAGTCTGGAGCAGCAGAGCTAGCACCAAGCTCGTTTCCGTTGGTCTTATCTACGAAGAGACCGGGGGAACGCGACCAGTAGTAGGTAGCAGCAGTTGCACCGTTGACAAGATCAGCAACAATCTCACGATCAATCTCAAGAGCAATTTGCTCAGAGAGGATGCTGGTCAGCTCAACCTCAGCGTCAAGGTTGTGGTAGGCGTTAAGGTCTTGACCTAACTCCGGAGTCCACTTAGCCTTGAGCTTCTTCGTTTGAGCGGTAACAGCGATGCTGTCAACCTTGATGTCAATCTCAGGAATGTCTGCTTGACCTTCAAGACCCCAAACAGTAGTACCTTGAATAGAGCCAATTCCACCAGAGTTAGAGTTAGCAAAGTCATCAGTTTGTGGGAACAACCAAGTACAAGTACCACTCATTGCCACGGTAGGTGCGGGAGCACCGTCCTGACCAAGGTTAGCACCAGTCACACGGACCTCATCAGCAGCAGAACCGGTTCTACCAACCCA